AAGACTTATGAGGTGGATTGCTGGCAATTTTACAGTGGTACGCCTAATGTTAGTTTGGGATCCCCGACTGCTGAATTTTACAGGGCTGACGATATAAACGAACAAGGCGAAGTAACTGAAAGCTATTTGGAGATAACGTATAATGCAACTCCGCATTACATCGAATCAACTCCTTTCTCAATCGGGTTGGCTGATAAACTAAAGTTCAATTTTGAGTACAGGTTCTGGAATATCGCTTTAACAGGTCTTTTAAGGGCGTACCCTGGGCTTGTAGTTAAGTTACAAGGTAGTTCATCTACTTATTATCTAACGGCTGATTTAACGTGGAGTACGACTTATGAGGAGTTGAATGTTGATTTCATTCCTACTGAGAATACGGGCGAATGGACAGAGTTCTCAAATAATGACGGCTTAATGGTAACCGCTCCTACTCCGGTAAGTGGTGAGATTAGTTTCTTTTTCCTTCACAAAATGCCTATAAATCCGGGGGTTTGGAACATCAGGAACATAGAGGTAGAGATTGAGGAAACCGATAAAAAGCCGGGAATAATTGGTGACTACGATCAGTACGAATTACCAGAAACGATTAATCAAAACTACGAGGAAGAAACCTTTTTAGACGATGCCGACAATAGGCAGCATAAGGGAGCATTGAACTTTGACGGGGATATAACCGGAGATAATTGGTATCGAATGGACTACCCAGATGAAAGGTTCACGTTTAAGCGTCAGAAGGCCATTGCTCACATGATCCTTAATAAGAGATACAGGCAGAAGTTAGAGGTGAATATGTTTGGTAATACATGGGAGGACGGGCCAACTGTTAAACCTATTTGGCTTCAGAATAAGTTTGTTTTCGTGGATGATGCTCCTACTAAGAAATTCATGATTACCAACCTTTCAGAAATGGACTTCATGAATACCACATGGAAGGCTAATTTAATTGAAGTGTGGGATGATGATTTAGACGGTGGAGAATACCCAGAACACAGCTTTGCAAACATCTATAAGGATAAAAGGTGAATAAGTATTACATAGTAAAACACGGTAATTTAAATAAATTTGTGTAATGGCGGTACAGGCTAAAGCTGTTGTGTTATACGCTCAATTAGGTAGTGTTTACTACCCAGTTGCCTGTGCAAAAGACGTGAATATTACTACCTCGGCTGATTTCTTAGAATTAGCCCCCAGAAGCTCAGTAGCATGGAGAGAGTATGAATATAACAGATTATCCGGTGTGATATCTGGATCTGGTATAACTAAGATTGATACAACAGCAAGTTTATACACAATTTTTGATATAGCTGGATTTCAATTTAATCAGCTAAAGTTTCTGGTAAAGTTTAGTGCGGTTGAGAATGATGTTTACAGGGTGTTTGAGTGTAATGTTCTTGTAAAAGAATTGAACATTCAAGGGAGTGCATCTGCATTTTCCTCCTATAATTATGAACTGCAAATTTCTGGCCCTGTGATAATAAGCACTACGCCTGTTTTAAATACTAATCCGAGCATACAAGTTTACGAATACGAGGCTTCTGGTACGGTTGCTTCGCTTGTTTTGCCTTTTAGTGAAGATGCTGTTTTGGTTGTTGTTTACATAAACGGTGTAAGCAAAAAAATAAACCTTCATCCAACTGGGTACGGGGCTAATGAGGTTCAGTATAATCCAGCTACACAGACATTAGTGTTTGGTACTTCTTTGGCGGCTGATGACTATGTAAAGATTATTTATGTAGACGTTAGTTCTTCTTTGGCTCTTGAGGATGGTTTAGGTGATTTAATTGAGGACGGTTTAGGAGATGAAATATTAGTAGGGTGATAGCGAGTATTCAATATACCTGTACGGGAACAGAGCCAGGGGGCATCTATTTTAGTGCTTGCAGCGGTAAGGAAATCATAGATGTTCTGGTGGATGGGTATTCTTTCCTTCATTTGGGAGAATCGGAGATTGGAGCATATAGAGCGGTGGTAGATAACAATTACGGGTTAGTTCTATTGCCTGTGATTACTAAAGGAATGTTGGTGCAGGTCATTTATAAGACGTTGCCGATTGAGGTTGAAGAAGTTGTTATGTTAGATTTTGAACCATCAGATTTTGCAGCGGAGGATTTTGCATGATACCTAACTGGCTAATAGAAATGTGGATAACCAAAGCTAATTCATCTGGAACGGATGTTATGCGGTGGAGCGATTTTTTAGAGGTGTTGGATCAGTTAAAGGGGAATAACGCAGTTGATTATACTGAAAACCCGATGGCGTTTAGTGATTTACCTGAGTATGCAGATGAAGCAGCCGCAACAACGGGAGGTTTAGCAGGAGGGGAATTTTATAGAGACGAAGATGGCATAGTAAGACAAAAATTACCGGACTTATAAAAAGATACAATGGGAAAGAAGTTTAATGAAGTTACCGCCCAGCCAAGCACTCCAAACGATACGGACTTAGTTCTGTGGGGTCAAGCAGCAGGCTCAGGATTTGCATATAAAATGACCTTTACTCAGCTAAAGGCTAAACTGGATTCAATGGGCGGCACCACCCTCACAGCTCCTACCTTATCAGCAGCGGGTATAGATGCGGATACTATTCGTTTGACCATTGGAACCGTGGCCAATGAAACCAACATCGAGATCCAGCGGTCTAACGATGGCACAACGGGTTGGTCAACGATAAACACAGCGGCGGCTAATACAACGTCCTACGATGATAATGGACTGGCAGCAAGTACTACCAGGCATTACCGTGTCCGTGCGGTTGGTGATGGGGTTACCTATCTCACATCTGCGTGGAGTTCTGTGGCGAATGCGACAACTGGTTCGGCATCTTCAGGGCTTCCGCATTCGTCTTTGTTCACTGCGGCAGATGGAACGCTTTTGACGGATTATACTCCTAATTCTGGAAATGCCTGGTCTAACACAGTTGGCCAGATGGATATTCAATCCAATCGAGCAACTTGGGACACTTTGGCATCGAATGAGTGTAGGTCTATTGTCGATCTTGAAGCAACGCAGTACACTCTTACCATTGGTTTGGAGATGAATCAGCCAACTCAATTTGCATCGCTTATATTCCGTTATGTCGATTCTTCGAATTACATGAAGATTGCCATGAACGGGAATGATATATATGCCTATAAGTTCATTTCTGGAACGCCTACTCTGGTTACTACTCTGACCGGGGCATACAACAATGATGCTGCCGAGCATGAAGTTCAGGTAGTCGTTGGTGCAACAACTTTCTCTGTTATAGTTGATTCGGTGACGGAAGGTACTGGTATAGCCATTGATGCATCTTTGTCAGCGGGCACAAGGGCCGGGATAGAAATATTTGATTCTTCATCAACTCCTAACAGTATTGTGTTCAATAATTTCAATGCGGCTGCATGAGTTTGAGATTATTTCATAGCCTTAACAAGTCGGCTGCATCTGGTGGTGGTTTGATAACATCGCCAGCTGCGGCAAACCCGACTGCATTGAGTTGGACAAAGTTGGCAGATTATCGCTATCTCACGCAGATAGATGAGAACCACATTCACTATACAAGCAACTTTAGTGCTGGAACTTCAACACTTACAGCGGTAACGGGAAGCGCACCAGTAGTGAGTGGTGGCAATCTTCAGGTATCGGGTTCATGCCTTTACAAGTCAACGTCAAACCCGATAGCATCATGGATGACGGCAGAAATGACAATAGCCTCAATGGGTTCTGCGGGTGCATCGCAAAAGTTAGGGCCAGCCATTGTAAAGGATGCATCCAATTATCTTGCTTGCGTTTACGATAGTGTTGCACAGCGGGTGCAGATTATCAAAAACGGTACGGTAGTAAGGGATTTTGCCAGAACGCTCAATCCGGTAGGGTTGAAGATTTGGATAGTAGTTCACAGGTACTATGTGAATATGTGGACGAAAGAGGCGAGTGGCGCAATTGCCTTTCAAGCGCACTTTGAATCAACGGATGAGTACGTAGGCAACAATATTGCACTTGATTTCAAATACGGAGTTTATTGCTCGCAGGGCGCAGCTACTACTCATCAAGTGTCTTCTGTTCGTGGCGGCGCATCTGGTGGCGTTGGCATCTTTAATAATCGGGTGGCAGCTAATGAGGATGGAAGCCCTTACATTCATGAGGGAAAGCTGTTAATGACGGGTGACCTGTCAGCGCAAGGGGATCAAAACTACACCTACAATGCGCCAAACTCATGTGTTTTTTCTGTTGACTTGAATGATTACTCCCTAACGATTCTAACACGGTTTTACTTCAGGCGCAATTCCAAGATTTTAGGCGGTCAAAACATTAAGTTGTACCGTATGAATACCGGGAATTGGATAATGACCTATACGCCCGTTGACGATAGCGGAAGCCTTGAGGGACCAGATGTTTATATTGACGACTTGACAGATTCCGAGGTACTTACCAATGGGGAAACGATAATCAATGCCTCCAGATTGAAGTCATTTAACATTGCCATTACAAACATTTTTGATGTAAATGTTAGAAAAGTCGATGGCCTGTGGTATTCGTTGTGGGGCAGGGGTTTTGGCGCGGCTCGACCTGCTTTGTTTGTCGGCACACAGATAGACAATATGGTGCTGACTGAAGAGTATGACGATGGCAACTTTCAGGAATTGACTTGTTGGGCGAGGATGAACAATACTTGGTATTATATCTATATGGGTTTTGACTACTTGAAGCCCAGGGTTTACAACCATCCATCGTTGACGCTATTGGGAACAATAGACACGCCTGTGACAAGTAACAATGGACGAATACCTGGATCGGATTGGTTCGTGAAACAAGTTGGAGGCACGGTTGAGTATTATTTGATTGTATTCGATAACCAAGAACTGACAACGATAGATGCCGGGGGCAATTCTGTTAGGTGGCAATGGTCATTAGGGATGTTTGAGGTGTGGAAGGCAAATGAAACGGCAGTAGGAACTGAATTTTAAAACTATGGCACGAAAGAAACGATCAGTATTATGGGCCGATGCTAATGCCAAATTTACGGGCAGCGGCAACAAATGGGAAGGTCAGGAGCTGGATGACACGATTGAGGATATTAAGGATTCGGCTGCGTTTGAGGATGAGCCTGAAACAATGACAACCAACACCTATGATTGCTCTACTGGCAATTTCAAGGTAAGAACTTTATCAGCGAACGGCACATTGACGATAACTGGAGCTGAACAGGGCAGGTACTACACCCTTATCAAAACCAATGGGTTCACATTGACTATGCCATCTGGTCATTTCAGCGCATCCGGCGCAACCACAGGTACTGGCAGAACAGTGATCACATTCATGTTTGATGGAACAAACTACCATTTCTCATTTTCAACTTATACAGGCACATGAGGCTGATTCTTACCATACTACTTTTCTTATCCATCCAATCCTTCGGACAGATCACAGGAAACTTCCTGACGGTACGCCCACAGGCGGGAGATAACCATGCCTATTTGCAAGGGATAATCAGAACGGCTATAACGAAGAAAATCAAAACAATCATCTTTCGGAAAGGCACGTACAACATTTCCCGTCCGTTGTTGATTGAAGATTCGGGCCGGTTTGTTTCGCTGAATTTGATTGGCGAAGATGCCGCGCATTTCAATTTAGAGGAAAGCGAAGCGCGGATCGTTTGCAATTTTTCCGAAGGATTTGCAATCGGTTATCAATTGGCGCGTTCGTCTTTGATCAAAGGTTTGGTTATTTACGGCCAGGGCAGGGGCAAGGACACGCGTTTCGATGTTTACGCGGGCATTTCAATTGACCCCTTTCACCGGGGCAATACGTCCGGTTCTTCCGGGATTCTTATTCGGGAATGTCGGATTCGGAATTTCACCGTCGGAATAATCATTTCGCAAAACGGCGTTACGTTGAACGCCGAAAATATTCACGTTGAAAAAGTGGCAATCGATCATGTCAAAGCCGCATACGTTACATGCCAACGGCAAAGCAAACAAAATACCGTCCGGGATTTAATTTGTTGGGATAACATCGAAACCGTTTTTGAAGGCAAGGAATACGGCCAGGGATTAGGCGTTATCCCGTACATCGACGGCGCTAACATTGCGTCGTTTACCGTTGGTAAAATTTTCAATTTCGGTCCGCAATTGTCAACAACATCGGCGCAAAAAATATTCGCCGAAACAATCGCGCAAGTTGGAACGATTGACGACGGCGGCGTCGGGATGACAATCCGCGATTCATATTTCGATTTTGCTTTTTTCAAATTCCCGTCGGATTTTCATTTCTCTGGCAACCGGATCAACTTTGAGAACTGTGGATTCAGATATTACGATGACCTCAATAACAAACGAATTGTGTTTGCCGGGATAGATAACAAATTTGAGGATTGTTACTTCGACCTGCCCCCGCTTATGCAGGCCGCATCAGAAGATGAAAAAGGCAGAACAAATTACTATTTCCAGACCGGAGCGGTTCCTTCCAGTAAAATGAAGGTAGTCGCTCACTCAGAGATAGAGACATGGCAATGGCTGCTCAATCAAACCTTAGACGTAGAGAAAAAAACCGTCACCCTTGACAGGGATGTGGTTACAAAGCCAGGGGATTATCTGGTAACTCATCAACCCTTCAGAGTGGTAGGCAGAATAGTAGGGCAGGAGGGTAGGACTTTGTTTTTAGATGACATCCCAGCCGATGTTAAGAGCGGTTGGTTTGGGATGGGAATAAATGGATTTAAACAATAAGTATATGAAGCAAATTTTAGGAGAAAGCTGGCACACTACACTCGCAGGTCTTTTGGTGGCGGGTCTTATGGTAGCGCAGGACTTGATTAACGCAGGCGTAACAAGCCCGTGGAAGATTGCTCTGGCGGTTGCCATCGTTGTTTTGGGAAGGGTCGCAGGTGATGAAGTTAAAAAGTGAAGTAGATGGATTTAAAAGAAACATGGTATTCTTTTATCGGTGGCTTTGCCGTTTCTGTTTTAGGCAATTGGACATGGCTACACAATTTGCAGATTCAACCGCCTAATGTTACCACTCTTGTTATTGAGTGGACAATTAAAGTATTTGGTACGCTCATTCTTGGTGTAATAGGAGGTCTTGCAGGTTTGTGGGCAAAAGACATTTACAAATGGCTTAAGAAATGAGGGCGGTAATTATCATATTACTACTTGCATCCTGCAATCCGGTTAAAGATGTATTGAAAAGCCCTGAGAAAACGGGTAGGGTAGTGGTAGAGTATGTGAAAAACAACCCTCCTAAAAATGACACCATATTCATTCCAGGTACGGTAACGGTAAAAGACACAACCATTTTCGATACTATTCCATTGGCTTATCCGGTTAACCATAAGTACACCGAAACAAGAGTAATAGAGAAGCGGGTGCGAGATACCATTACGATCATTGATAGGAGCTTTACAGAGGCTCTTGCTACCCGTTTAAAGGCTTTGGAGGTACAAGTATCAGACCTAAAGACAGACCGTGATTATTGGCGTAAAGAAGCCCGTACAAGGCTATATTACTTGATAGGAATTGTGGGGTTGTTCATTGCGGCTATTGTTTGGCGGGTACTAAAAATGTTCAAATGATAATGCTGCTATTGTTTTTGGCTATGCTGGCAACAATAGTAAAATACCTAATGGAACATGATTGATATTATTAAAAAACACGAGGGGTTAAGGTTACAGGCATACTTATGCCCTGCGGGAGTACCTACCATTGGCTATGGCAATACTTTCTATGAAGATGGCTCAAGGGTAAAAATGGGTGATAGGATTACAAGGGATCGTGCTGAAAAACTTTTACTGCACGTTGTAGAGGCTTTTGCGGTTCAAGTGGATAGATTAATCACCGCAAAAATCAACGCTAACCAGAGGGCTGCATTGGTGTCATTCGCTTATAATGTCGGCATAGGGAATTTGCAACGATCTACACTACTTAGAAAAGTAAACGCCAATCCAAATGACCCATCTATACGAATAGAATTTATGAAGTGGACAAAAGCCAGAGGGCAAGTACTTCGGGGTTTAGTTGTTCGTAGGCAGGATGAAGCTAATTTATACTTTAAGAGATGAAAAATTTACCGGAAATAAAAAAGGGAGCTACATGGTCTTTCTCG